AACATCCCAGCCACATCTGATACTAAAGGAATACCCAAGTCGGATATAAAACCAGCTCCACGCATCCCTTTATGAAACGCCTCTGCGTATCCAGAACCGTGAAGTGATTCCAAATGTTCCATCAAATGCTTTCCTTGAGCACCAGCATCCATCATCATCTTCTTCCCTCCCCGGACTTGTGATAACCCCATTGATGGTGTTGCTCCGCTACCGGAAAGAGGATTTTGGCGTTCCATCTGTTCTTCCATTGCACGACTATCCGCCATTGCTTTTCGCTCTGCACGATTCATTTTCTGAACGGCTCTCAATTCTCGCAGATTGGTCTCCATCTATACCTAATATAGCTATTTTATTTTTGATATTAAAATCGGAAGTATATATATATGGACTACCGTCAATTGATGAATGGGGCGGGACTTGGAGATGTCCTCATTCCCAAAAGTGAGTTTGTTAAAGAACACGAACGTCTTGTTGCATTATTAAATCAATCGGACATTCCCGCTTTGCGAAAAGAAGCCAAAGCACAGAAAGCTGAATTAGCACAAAGAGGCGGAAGTGGAAAGTCCCAGTATATTGCCCGTTTGATGGCGGAAGCCAAGCTCAAACACGCTACACCCGAGGTAAGGAAATCAGATTATGTGAAGGGTGTTACGAATAAATTGGGAAGGTATGTACGAGGTTCCGTAATGGACCCAGATGTAGATGTGGATACCAGAATGAGTAGAGCCGATGTGTTTGATTATAATAAACTGGCGACTAAGAATCAAACAAGCAGTAGTACGAAGAAAAAAGGAAACCCATATGGTGCGTCGCCGTTTATTTCCTATCACTTTGGAAATGCTCAGAGTAAGCCTCGTGAATCAGCCATTCAACAAGCTCAACGTAATATATTCCGTAAGAAATCTGCTCGTGTTCCTCGTGTAGTGGAAGAGGAAGAGGAAGAAGAAGAGGAAGAGGAAAAAGAGGAAAAGAGTTCACAAGAGAAACGTATGGCTTCCATAGCAGCATATAAAGAGAGAAAACGTGACAACCCATTCTCAATGAGAGAGGTTATTCTTCCAGAGTCTATGAAACGTAAGGTACGTCGTATTAAACAAGCTAAATCTAAGAAGCGTGAAGAGGAAAGGAAACGTGCTTCAATGTCTGAGAGTGCGTATGAGTATAATAAGGGATTAGAGAGAGAACAACGAGCCGAAAAAAAGAAGGAGAAGGAAAAGCAGAAGGAAGCTCGTGAACCACCAAAAGCGGTAAATGATTTTCGTTCAAAAGCTTTTAGTGATGGTCTTCCAACTGGTCTGTTTATAGGTAAGATAGAAGAACTCCTAAAACCAAGAAAGACTCTCGTAAGGAAAGGTGAAAGTAATGTTCGGACACCCGCAGAACAACAAGATGTAGATAGGCAACTCGCACAATTAGTAAAGGAAATGGATGATAGAGGATATGACCCTAACAAATTAGGAATTAAAGGATTTAATCCCGATAAGTACCGATAATTAAATATAATCACATATCTCTGGTTCATTCAATAGATTTAATTGAAAGGGCTTAGCACATCCATATACAAGACCTTCTTCTACTAATCTATTGCATTCCTTTTCTGTTTCGTGAGGATTAATAGGTTCTCCATTCACTTTATAAACTGCGTGTCGGAATATCCTACAATTAATTGCTTCAATCCATACAAAGTACTTACAATGCGGACATATCACAAGCATTTCTACTAATACATTATATTATATTCAATTTTTATCAATTTAAAGAGTTTATCTGATTCCAAATCAATGACATATTATCAACGCCATAAAGAGGAGCTTCTTGCAAAACAAAACGCATATCATAAGGAAAATCGTGATATACGTATTGCATATATGAAAGAATACAATAAGAAATATTATGAATCACATAGACCAAACTCAACACCGAGAGAAGCCAAACCACCTAAAGAGAAAAAATTGAAAAAGCCAAAACCTCCTAAAGAGAAAAAATTGAAAAAGCAACCAAAGTCGCAGAAGATAGTAAAGCCGAAAAATGCACAAGAACCCGTAGTCCCAATATACCCAACAGTAATTAGTCGTGGCAATTTCGTTCTATCATTTGATTAGTTCAATTATTCTCTATATCCACAGATCGTTGGACTTCGTTCGTCATTTTTAACGTTTTTAATACAATAAGACGACTATGTTGAAAAGTAGGACTCGTAGTTGTATTACTTTCACTTTTATATTTTATTTTAGAATATTTTCATTTCCAAAAGGTTGTCTGGGTGGTATTCTTGGCTATAGAACTTTTAGTATAGAGTTATATAAAAATAAAGTAATAGAATAATTGTAATAGAGTTACGAGTACCAGTATTCAACATAGTCGTCTTATTGTATTAAAAACGTTAAAAACCGCCAACGAAGTCCAACGATCTCCACCTTTTCTTCAAATATTCTCTACGGCTTTTCCCAATTCCTTGCGTTTCTTTCCAGAATTAAAACTCTACGGTAAAGATAGAATGGAGACCACTGAGTTTATGATGAACCTTGAAAAGGAATTAATGAAGACACGTAAAGTTGCCGAGAGTACCGCTCACGGTTACATTAAGAGTCTCTATGCATTGAACAAAAAGAAGCCGTTTAAAAATCTAACTTTTTTGAAGAAGGTTAATGAAATTGAAAGTATCATTTCCGAGTATGCTGAATCCACTCAACGAGGCTTGTTAGCAACCATTACAAGTGTTCTTTCAATGTACAAAGATAAAGCTGGATACAAAAAAGTCTATCAACATTACCACGATAAAATGATGGAACGTGTTGAAGAGAAGCGTGAAGAAGAGAAAGAAGGCGTTGTAAAGACCAATAAACAAGCTGAGAACTGGCTATCGTGGGATCAGATTCAATCACGTAAGGGCGAACTAAAAGGTGGTCTTATTGTCAATAAGCGTTCCATAGATACAGATGAGTTTGATAAGCTACTTCAATATGTAGTGTTGTCTCTCTACACAGAAGTACAACCTCGTCGCAACCAAGATTACTTATCAATGTACATTGTTAAGAAGTGGAATGACAAGATGCCAACTGATAAGAACTATTTGGACGTAGCTGGTAAGCGATTCGTTTATAATGTCTATAAAACCTCCAAGAAATATGGAACTCAATTGGAACAGATTCCCTCTACCTTGTGGGAGACTCTTCAACTATTTCTAAAGCATCATCCCTTATGGAAAGAAGGAAAACGTAAGGCAGATCCCGTTAAGTTGTTGGTTTCAGCTGATGGAACTCCTATGACTGCCGTTAATGCAATTACCCGTCTTCTTAATAAGGTGTTCGGAAAAAAAATTGGAAGCTCTATGATTCGGCACGTGTTCCTCACAGACAAGTACAAAGACACGTTGGATGAGATGAAGAAAGATAGTGTTGCAATGTCGCATAGCACATCTCAGCAACGAGATTATGTACTAAAAGATAAACAACCCAATATGCCACCCAATACATCAGAAGATGAGTCTAAAGAATGACGACTATAAAACAACAGAAAACAACAGAATGCCGAACTACCAGAATGGTCGTATCTATTTAATCCGTGGAGGTGATGAAGTTTATTATGGATCAACTACACAAACTCTTAGTTTGCGTATGGCTCAACATAGAAGTAAGTTTAGAACGGAAAAGAGAACGGAAAAGGATGGTTATACATCATTTATTTTATTTCGTATATACGGATTAGAGAATTGCGTTATTGAATTAGTAGAGTTATTTCCTTGTACTTCGTGTGAAGAATTAACTGCACGTGAAGCACATTTTATTAGAAATAATCCTTGTGTAAATAAAGTAATTCCGGGGAGAACACTCGCTGAATATAATATTGAATATGTGAGACTAAATAAAGAAAAAATTATTAAATATCGTGAGGTTAATAAAGAAATATTTGCTGAACGTAGTGCTAAATATCGTGAGGCTAATATAGAACAAATTACTAAACGTAAGTCTGAATGGTATCAAAATAACAAAAAAAAAATCAGTCAGCAACGAAAAGATGCTATTCTAATAGTATGTGTATGCGGTGGTAAGTATAAACGTGGTAAAACACATCACGAGGCCTCAAAAAAGCATAAGGATTATATAGCTAATCAAACTGTAGCACCACCGTCTTCACCTCAAATTGAATCGTAGAGACAGCCTTTCGCTTCCTTCCGGGTCGTTTTTTCTCTGTAGGCTCTTCTTTAACTTCTTTAACTTCCTTTGGCTTTTCTTGTTCCATCTAACCGTAATCAGAAAAGATTTAATTCGTTTGACACACCGATACAAGCCAATCAAACATTGAAGGAGTTAAATCCTTAATACACGGTGATTCTGAAAGAGTCTTATAGAGGCTTCCATATTCATCATCCTTATGAAGTTTCCCCAATTCATCCAGTACCACTTTATAGTACTCCATACGTCGCTTCTCTAACTTGGCACGATGCTTTTCTCGGAGTGCCTCTCTATCCTCCTCTGATAAGGTATGAAATTGCTCCCGACGCTTCTTAGCACGTTCCTTATTTGCATTTAGAATACGATCCTTATTCTCCTCGTAATACCTACGATAGGCTTCTCCTTTCATCTATTTATACCCAATTATTTTCGTATTCTAAGTAGAGTGCGTCCGGATTGCACCCTCTATCAGTCGGTTGATGGGTATGGAACCCTATATAATCCACCCCGTTCCGATGATACCTTTCCGATTTTCTGTAAAACCCCGTTTGTTAAAAGTCTGAAGTCTTATTAGTAATAATGCCTCCGACTCTTTCCTTTACCAAGCAAGACGATAAGGCTCGTCCTCTTGCTCGTGTTAAGGGTGGTGCAAATGATGGCGATATTCTATACCTCAATGATGATTTGTCCGGTGGTAAGAAACCCAAACGAACAATTGACCGATCCAAATACGCCAAGGATATGAAAGGCTTGAAACCCGCAGAACGAACTCGTGCATTTGTCCGATTAGAAGAAGCATTATCCAGAGGGACGGAACCTTCTGATATGAAAGAGGAATCCCTTAACGATGTTTATGAGAAGATGTATCGTGACTCTGCAAATGATACAATGATTGAACTGGATGATGAAGGACAATTTGAGTTGCTTCCTACTCCCGACCCAAAGAAACGTGAAGTGTGGTACATTGCTGGTCAGAGTGGTAGTGGTAAGTCATACATTGCACGGTCTCTTGCTATGTACTATAAGAAGTTGTTCCCCGATCGTGAAGTCTATCTTGTCAGTAAGTTGGAAGAGGATGCGACCCTTGATGCATTGAAGTTTTTGAAACGACTTAACATTCAATCCTTTGTAGATGATTATCCCGATTTAGATGAGTTCAAAGATTGTATGGTGATTATGGATGATTACGACACTTTAACTGGTGATGCAGATAAGGTGATTCATAAGTTGATTGATGATATAGCTATTATGGGTCGTCATTCCAACACGTCAATGTTATGCTTGTCCCATTTTTTGACCAATTACAAGAAGACTCGTTTGCTCCTTACGGAAGCCACTCACTTAGTTGTCTATCCCCAGAGTACCTCCTTTCACGCTCTCCGCTACCTCCTTAAGAACCAAGTTGGGATTGATGAGGACGACTTAAAGAGATATCGGAAGCTGGGCTCAAGATGGCTATGTTTCTGCAAAGGATTTCCAACATTGATGATTAGTCAGAAGAATGCAGAGATTCTCCATCAAGCATAGGGGCGTTCCTATTTCTCTTTATGCTATGTAGCTCTTGAATCACGACAGAAATTGCCTCGCAGAGTCTGTCATTATTCAATACGTCTGGATCATTATTTATATCTAACATTGTTTGTACTCTTTCACTATGCATATCCATCATTGCTTTTGTCCGTGTATTGTATGCGTCCAGTATTGTCTGTATTCGTTCATTGTATGTATTCAGCAGTTCTTGCAACCGTCCCATCTATGATTGTCCGTGGTGTTCTATTGTATCGTTCAGACGCATCCGGATGGTTTCAGACCACCTATTGCCCTCTTTAAGTCCTCCGTTAAATCTTCCTCGCCTCCTAAAGAAAAATTGAAATGGTTGATTGCTCTTGAGTTTTGACCCATCCACATCGCAAAAGATGGAAACCGTTGGACATCGTTGGCGTTTTTTGACGTTTTTAATACAATAAGACGACTATGTTGAATACTGGTACTCGTAGTTGTATTACTTTAGTTTTTATTTTTTTTTTTTATATAACTCTATCCAAAAGTTCTGTAGCCAAGAATACCAGCCAGCCAACCTTTTGGAAATGAAAATATCCTAAAATAAAAAATGAAAATGAAAGTAATACAACTACGAGTCCCACATTTTAGTAGAGTGGTCTTATTGTATTAAAAACGCTAAAAAATGCCAACGAAGTCCAACGGTTTCCAACATTTTCGGATTGCACCCCTTTTTTGACCCATCAACCTTTTCTTCAATTTTTCTCTCGGATTGCACCCCTTTTTTGACCCATCAACCTCCTCAAAAATATGGAAACCGTTGGACATCGTTGGCGTTTTTTGACGTTTTTAACACAATAAGACGACTCTGATGAATACTGGGACTCGTAGTTGTATTACTTTAACTTTTATAATTTATTTTTGTATAACTCTATCCAAAAGTTCTGTAGCCAAGAATCCCACCCAGCCAACCTTTTGGAAATGAAAATATCCTAAAATAAAAAATGAAAATGAAAGTAATACAACTACGAGTCCTACATTTCAATGGAGTCGTCTTATTGTATTAAAAACGCTAAAAAACGCCAACGAAGTCCAACGGTTTCCAACTTTTCTTCAATTTTTCTCTCGGATTGCACTCCTTTTTTGACGCATCCACCTTCCGATGACTTTTAATCAGTGCCTCTCATAGATGAACAAAGAGAAAGCAAAGGAACAAGAACGTCTCTTTAAAAAGGCACGACCAGCTCTCTCTAAAGGCTCTGTGAAACGCATTGCTCGTGTGAAGCAAGTGGATGAAGCGGGATGCTACTGGATGGAGAACTGGATTGATCAACTCATAAGAGGTAATTCATATCCACCCCAACTCAAAAGTGGAGATTTCTGTTCCCTACTCGGACGCTATTTTGATGCAACCACCATTCAATCCATCTTAGAGAAAGCACGAACTGATTACCGAAGAGCATTTCCAATGGCTGATCCAGAAGATGATGACCTTTCGTGGCTGGTTACAACCCTACGGTCTGATCCTAACGCATTGATTGATATTCCCCCGAATTATTTATCTGTATAGTAGATGGCTGGATACGCACAATGGAGTCCCTTTACAACATATATTGTTAATGATATTGTCGCATTTGATGGTGTTCTTTACATTGCTCTTCTAATTAGTACAAATCGTCAGCCTAATAGCAATCCTACTTTTTGGGCTACTACTGGTGCATCCTCTGCAATTACTTCTATCGTAGCTGGGACTGGTATAAGTGTTGCTGGTACTACTGCTATTACTGTTACTAATGCTGGTGTTAGAACTCTGGATTCTGGGTTAGGTATTGCAATCACTGGTACTGCTAATGACCCTATTATTACCAACAATGGTGTTCGTTCTATTACTGCTGGTACTGGGATTAACATTGCTGGTACTGCTAATGTCCCAATTATTGAAAATGCTATGGCGATTGGACGCAATCCATCCATCATTTCTCTTAATCCACCTCCAGTAGGTGGAGTTGTGGCTGGAATGGCATCTCCTTTATTCATAGGAAATGTAGTGAATTACAGTCTGACTTCTGCCTTTCCTTCTTGTAATGTATTCACATTGTATATTCGTAATATAACATTAACTGGTAACTGTTTTACAACGGGACCTCCCGTATCTACACCCGTTAGATTATATGTAAGTGATTCACCTACTGGTGCATACAACCCCGCATTAGGTGCAATAGCTTCGTTCGTTTTTACTATCAATGAGACCACATCCACTGTGACGACGTCTAATCTGATATGGAATGTTCGTAAAAATCCTTCTGCAAACTTGTATCTGAATGTTCAGAATACAACATCTACATTAAGTTCTATATTAACCTTTCAGATTGATTTTGATCTTGTAGGACAACTTGCTACTGTTATTTAATTCACTACTCTTACTTAGTAGATGGACACAAGTCAAACTCTAATCAGTGCTGCTATTTCTGTAGGGACATACATCCTCTATAAAATCGCACAGAGATATTACATACGGTCTGGATGTCATAACTCTACAATAGAAATTGTTATAGTTAATAAAGAAGCCGAAAAAGAAGAGAAAGAAGCCGAGGAAAAAGAACAAAAAGAGAAGTCAGTAGTATGACCCTAAGGCTACTGTATGAGGGTCTTTTTATTGTATTACAAAAACTTAAAGAATTAAACATATTATGTAATAAACTACATACATTTACAATGACTGTAGTTTATCTTATTTCATCACGATTAGGTTCAAAAACTTATGTTGGAAGTTCAGATAATTATACTAATAGAATAAAAACGCATAAATGCGGTGATACATCTAATTCTCATATATTACTTGAAGAGTACGGTGCAGACAATCTTATATTTACTGTGTTAGAAGAATGTAGATTTTGCGACCGTGATGAATGCGAACAGTACTGGATTGACTTTATACCTAACACTGTAAATAAAAAAGTATGTATATACTCTAAGCCAAAAATCTCTCCGCCAAAAATCGCTCGGTCAAAAAAAATCTCTTCACCAAAATGGACGTCGGGAACATATTCAGATTTTTTAAAATCAATTAATGCATTAGAATAATTTACGTCTTCACTGTAATCGTGATATTGTTATATCCACCGTTTCCATACGGCGCTGGGACAAAATCCAGTTTCTTACTATTTGTACTATTTAATACGATGGATGATGCTGGTATGACTGCATTACCCAACGATCCGTTCCACGCCACACTTTCTCCCGATAAGACGAACTGAGAATTACCAAGTGAGACCCAAGATGTCCCAGCAGCGTTCGTTGAATATGCAATTCTATGATTCACACCGCCGAAACTTCCGCTTCCGCATATTACCCACTTATCGCCACACCACGCAACATATATGATATTACCAATCGCCAAGAACCCGAGAGAAGTCCAAACCTCACCATCGGGCGACGTTGCAATGTTTCCAGTTCCGCCCGCACCTCCTACAGCCATAAACAAGTCTGTCCCGTTGTAAGCCACTTCATTGAAAGACGGACAGAGAGCGGTAGAACCCACTATACCCGTGTAATTTGCACCGTCTGGTGATGTAGCCAGACTGAAAGAAGCCCCTTGACCGCACGCTACGAACTTACTCTGATTCGGTGCATAGACTATACCACGTCCAATAACAGAAAAAATTGTTTTACCAATCCCAACGAAAGAACCTCCCCCAAATAAGGAATAAGCAATTGTATGCGTGGCTCCGTCTCCAACTGCACTCCATACTGAACCACTATAAGCCGCATTATTAGCAGCAGTACTAAACACAGTATTGCCTTGGCCTACCCACGTCGTCCCATTATTAACGGATGATGCGAGTGTATCGGGACCAGTACCCCCACCAATCCAGCGGTTTCCATACGCAATAAATCTACCAGAAGTGAAGGGATTTGGCCCTTTAAACCAATTGACTCCATTATAACTATAAGCAATACTGTGATTGGGTGAAGTTCCAGCCCCAGTAGCCAAATAGATGTTGTTTGCAAATGCTACACCGTTTGCTCCATTGTTTAAGACTGGATTACCAACATTCGTCCAACTTAAGCCACCGTTATTACTGTAAGACAACACATTCCCACCACCGCCAGAAGCACCACCAGCCACGATGCGATTCACTGGAAAATTAACTCTATGACTGCGGTCATAGTTATAAGCCACTGCATATACGATTGAGTTAATAGGATGGACTGCATTAAACCACGAATTACCATCAGTAGAATATACTAAGTTTTGACCAGTAGTGGATTGACCTCCTACCACCCATAACGAGCCAGACCAGCACACGCCGAATGCTAAAGTATCTATACCAGCACTACTCACACTATTCCAACTGTCTCCTCCACTATAACTAACAGAAATATGACCGATTGTTCCGCCTACTGCTACTTGTAAGCTATTGTTTGATGCAACACCTAAACAAACCGTGTCAAAAACCATTCCTTGGCCTACCCAGTCAATTCCATTAAAA